ATACAAGGCAAGTAAGGTTTATCATCTAAAATTGTTCAAGCTGAGAAAGGTAAAGTGGTTTAAAATTAACTACTCGTGTTTCGATAAAGAGTGAGGTTTTCGGCCTACAGTTAGTGAAGTCTCGTCTCAGGGTAAGGAGGAGTTGTTAACATGGAGGTGAGAAAATATTTCCTCGAGAACAAGTACACTAGGATGGGGGATATCATTGGAGAGGGTAAGCCAGCGGATGGTTCTCCTAAATATTCGGGGATGAAACTGGAGGATGTTACCCCTTCAATGTTAGTTGTGACCAAGCCAGTTAAAAGCAATGTCATCGGTAAGCTTGGCAAGGATAAGTTGTCCAATTTGCAGATCCGGTCCCTGCATAGCATCGGTGCTGATAAAGAGGGCACTGCTCCCAGGGCTGGTGAGGTATACCAAGCCGTAAGAGAGATTGGTCTGTCCTACGCTAGCGCGAGGAGCCTAGTGAGCATCGGGCAAATAACAAGCACACCGGGTAAACTCGTTGTGTGCCGGAAGACGGACTATTATGAATCGATTCACCATTTGGGAGCGCATTTTTTCAGTGCTAAACCCGCTAAACTAAGGGGGGCTGATCCGTTTGAGTACAAGATTGACTACTGCATATTCGGCGGTCTGGTTGAGGAATCGTGCGATGGTTTGGGATCAGGGCAGTACTCCGTCGATGCTAGTCTGGAGATACTTGCTCCTATTGATAAGAACAGGAAGAGAGAGAAGACTAAGTGGGTCGACTGGAATGACAATCCAACTAGATATTACAATGCCAAGTGTCAAGAAGTCATTAGTGACTCTAGTTTGAAAGTGGAGGATTTGATGACTGCTCTAGCCCTACCGCGAGAGAACATCAATATACGAAATGATGAGATGGCCGAGTTGAAGGCCTATCTGAAGTTGAGTCCTACGGCATGTCTAACGTCTAGGTTCATGGTATTGTACCTTATAATGATACGTTTGTGGCACAACAACAGAAAGAGCTTTAAGTTTGAATCAAAAAATTTAAAGATACAGGGTGTTCCTTTCAGTGCCCAGGGACTGAATACTTGTTTGAAAGCCCCAATGGGGAGTACTGTCATAAACGTGGTAAACATGACTGAGAAAGAGCAGGTAATAATGGCCAGGAGTGCTATGGGGTATGCGAATGGGGATATTGACATCAACTCCTTCGATCTGTACTTGGGGGGATTCGATGTTCAGCCTGAAATTGATGAGAAAGGTGTCATCTATTTGCTAGGGGCTGAGACCACGTTGAACTATTCTGATAACATTCACATTGACGAGATATATGAGACTATGGTTAAGTATGCGATGAAGATGCAGGCTTGCAGTGAAATGGAGATGGGGTTCAATCTTGCAGGTAATCTAGTGTTTGCGGATGGTTTACCCAGTTTTAGTGTTCCCCGGCCGCAGGGGTATGTGGACATTGTGGCGTCTGCCTTATCCAGTGTTAACAATAGTGGGTACGTACCTCCGTATGCTATTGACGAGTTGAACATGCTTGGATTCTTCGTACTGTCACGCCAACAATTGTTGATGATACATGATGTGTTGATGTACGCCGAAGGCCCCAAGGGTGATAATGCAGTGCCGATACTCAGAATCCCCGCTGAGACCCGGCAGTTGATATACCACAAGTATAAGGAGTCGCGATTTTCGGATGCCTTTGGCATAACGAGTGTTGTTGACCCCTTACTGGTGCAGACACAAACACAAGTGGAACGAGTACGGTCTGTGGCATTCCCAACCATAGCTTGGGCATCCATTAATCATGATCAGTTGATAAAGAACACGTTGTCTGAATTCTTTTGGCGCGGCCAGTGGGTTGATCTCTGCGACTTGCGCCATCTTGACGAGCAATCTCAGAAGAAAGTGTTATCTACGTACTACGCGAATGGGATGCTCAGTGAACCACGGACTATTGGTGCTCGTGTGAAGGAGATAAAAGGTGTCTCCGTGCATGTCAGGCAAATGCGGGTACCGAGCGGTCCGGTTTGTACCTTGTTGGTGTCAGTAGAGTGCATCCCGAGGTGTCGGAAGGAGTCACCACACCAGTTTACTAAGGTCCCTTTTAGTAAGCCAACAGCTTTAGATGAGGATGATCCTATTGATGTCTTCTTCATGGAAACACCTGTGGCAGTTCTTGGTGAGAAAGGTGATGGTGAGTCTGAAGGAAGTAGTACTCCGGATCCACCGTCAGGTGGTGAGGAAAAACAGGGGGAGGCTGAGCTGCTAGTAGCTGAGTCTAAGACCTCCATAGATGCTGGCGTTGCTACAGTGAGCGACACGCGCTTGCGGGTGGTTAGTAAGTCTGGAGTTGATGCCCTCTTGGTCTCACTTTCCACCTCGATTGGGCAGTACCTAAATCGTAAGTACTGTGCTGAGGACAGTATCATCTCCCGAGTGAAGCATCTACTGTATAGTTGGGTCGAGGATGGTGTTGGTATAAGGTGCCCACTACGCACTACACTTGGTATGGGTGGTATACGGACCAAGGAAGCAAAGAATTGGCAGACCGTAGTGGAGGTAATATACCCGTACTTGATGCAGTTGGATGAGAAGCGGGTGATTAGTAAGCACGATGGTATCCGGATGGTGGCGCACATCAATTCCATACGTAAGTACGGCGCGGCGAAAAACCGGTTCGACCTAGTCGCCTTACCTCTATACAGGAGGGAAAGCGCCCTGTTTACATGTTGGATATCGTGGTTGAACTACATGGGGATAACTGTCACTTATAAGGGTGAGAGGATGCCTGTTAACGGCACCTTTAAGGACACTAATCCTGAACCCTTGTTTGATCATATTATGGATATGACTGTGTGGCTGAAATTCCCGCTTGCCACTGAGCTTATGCAAACTTGGGAGTGGACGCCTCAGCCTATAGTTGTTAAGCATAATCTGGATAAGACATTCCTCGCGCACATGAAGAAGGTGATGGAGAGGAAGTGCTGCATGTGTATGTGCTAATAAGTCTGTAGAACGTGTGGTGCCAGATTGGGGAAGAGTACGGAGCATAACCGTACATATGAAGAGAGCGAAAA